ATTTTCGGGGACGGGATCTACTATGCGATCCGTGATTCCCAGGCAATCCTAAACTTCTGTTATGCGATGATGATCGAGGGCAAGACGATCGCCTCATCACCGCTCACCGTCGTAGATCCCAACTCGTTCGAGGCGGGGACTGACACAGAGAGTATCTACCCCGGCAAACAGTTTAGGGTCAAGCCCGGAGCAAGTGTCCGTGACGCCTTTCAAAGTGTCATCGTGCCGGATGTCACCAACGGGTTATTGCAGATTGTGCAACAACTGGAGCGTGAAGCGGATCTAGACTCTGGACAGACATCGATCGGTTACGGGGACATGTCGCCTGCCCAGACAAAAACTGCGACGGGTATGTCGATATTAAACAGTAATGCGAACAGGCAGACGGCAGACGTGGTCCGCTCGGTCTCGCATATGATCACGCAGAACCTACAGGCGGTTTACCACTGGCTGATGGTTGACGATCCTAATCCGGCGATCAAGGGTGATTATGAGGCGATCTCAACGGGCTATGAGAGCTATGTCGCCCGTGAGGTGCACAACACCCAGTTGATCAACTTTCTCCAGGTCATCGGACAGCTCCCCCAGTTACAGCAATACCTGAAGTACGAGGCCTTCTCCAGGCCCCTACTGCGTGCCTTCAACCTGGAGCCTGAACAGATACTAAAGACCGAGGAGCAGGTCACCCAGGAGATGCAGGCCGCCACACAGGCGCAGCAACAGCAGGTACAGGCCCAGGCACAGCAGCAGCAGCAGTTAGCGCAGATGCAGGCCCAGATGCAGGCCCAGATGGAGCAGTTGAAGGCCCTTTTAGACGAGAAACAGTCGGTCGGTGAGGACCAGCGCAAGATGGAGATGCAGGAGCGTATGGAGCTGATTAGGCAGGGTAACGTCTTAAACCCAACGAATTTGGAACAGTTTTCCGTGCTCTTGAACGAGCAAAAGGAACAAGAACAAGCCGCAATACAACAACAAGCGATGCAACAGCAGATTGCACAGGAGCAGATGGATGCAGGTCAACCAGGAGGAGCGTTTAGCCCTCAATGATTTAAAGGGCCACCCAGGTGGCAAGGTCCTCAAGGAATTTTGTAAGCACGGCATGGACAACGGCAAGAGCCTTCTTGCCAAAGTGATCAAGGACAAAAAGGATATTGCGACACACAACCAGATGGTTGGAAGAATTGAAGTTTACGAGGCTATTTACCGACTTTTAGAACCCGCCTCCAACACGCAAGTGAGGGGCTAAAGACCAATCCGGGTATCCGGCACATTGGCAACCACAATAAAGGGTAGAGCTGAGTCCTGTTTACAGGGTTGAGCTAAACTCTTGGAAAGACATTATGGCAGAAGAGGCCGCCGATCAGGACCAGGACACTGGCACACCTGAGTTAAGCGACGAAGAACTTTGGGAGCAAGACGAAGCAGGGGAAACCGAATCCGAAGAAGAAGCAGACACCTCTGAAGAAGAGCCTGCGGAAGAAGAGGGCGAGGAAGAAGTAGAGTACGAAGAGGACGACGATGAGCCGGAGCACGATTACGAGCAACGGTATAAGTCCTAGAAAAAGAGTTCCATAGGCGTAACGAGGACACCGGACGCTTGCGTGAGGAGTTCAATGAGATGCGCTTGAAGATGCTGGAACAACAGCAGGAACTCGGGAAAGCAAAGGCTGGTCAAACGCAATCTACGACCGTAGATCCGTCCGACGAAAAAAGCTGGTTTGACGATGAAGACCGCCAGACGATGAGTGAGTTTGGTGAGCTGACAGGCGTCATGCAAAAGATGATTCAGCATGAACTTGCGAAGCAGGGCAAGGTCATGGGTGAGACCACCCAGGAGGCCCAACAGCGCATAGAACAGGTTGAACAGTCCCTCCAAAGCCAGCAACAGCAACAATATCTACAGAATCATGAGGCCTACATGAAGGCCGAAGTGGGTGACGATTATCGGGACATCGATCGGGATGCCGATTTTCAGTCGTTCGTCCTGGCAAGCCCAGCGCTTACCAAGATGATGACAGAATCATTTGACCCCGTTGATCACGCATCCGTCATGAACCTCTGGCTTGACACTCAGAAGAGTGAATCAAAGTTGAAGCCCCAGGACACTGGTAAACAGGAAGCTCGGCGACGGGCCGCTTCTGGTTTGGCTAAAAACACCGCTCCTCAACGCACAAAGAGCGTCGAGAACATGAGCGACGATGAATTGTGGGATTCAATCCCGGATTAACCTTATTAGGGAGTTTATAAATCATGGCAGTATACGGTGGCGCTAATACGCCTTCTAACACAACCGCCGGAAACATTGTCGGTGGGTCTACTTATGGTGATTTAAGCAAAAATGATGCTTTCACTATACAAAAAAAGATGCTTCCCATTGCGAAGCGTCTTCTTACTTTTGCACGTTTTGCACAAAAAGAAACTAAGCCCCAGAAGCAGGGTTTAGAGATCCGTCACAGACGGTACGAAAGGTTCCCAATCGTTGATACGCCTATCTCTGAGGGCGTTTCTCCCGCATTTACGACCATCGATCAGACGACCATCAAGCACACCCTGCAACAGTACGGCAGTTATGTGAACACGACTGATCTGATGCTTGCGGTATCGACGGACCCACTGGTCCAAGTTATAACGGAAAGGCAGGCCCAGCAGTGTGGTGAAACTCTCGATTTTCTCGCCTATAAGGTTTTTAGGGCAGGAACTCAGGTCGCCAGAGCTGGTGGAGCAGGTTCCCGTGGGGCGATTGAGAAGACCATCAATAACGTGGCAACTGCACAAAGCCAGTCAAGCCCAACCACCACCCTTATCGACACTGCGATCCGCAAGCTGGAGCAGCAGGACGCTAAGAAGATGCGTGAGCGGCTTGCTGCATCGACCGGGATTTCCACTGAGCCGATCAGGGAGTCCTATGTCGCAGTATGTCACCCGGACCTTCGCCAGGACCTTGAGCAGATGCCCGGATATGTCTCTGCTGAAAAATACAGCGACACCAGCGACATTATGGAAGGTGAGATCGGAAGCGTAAAAGGCGTCCGCTTTATCACCACAACTAATGCCGTTCCTTTCAAGGGTGCCGGATCAAGTTCCAACGCTTCTAATTCGGTTGTAACTGGGTCAAACGCCGACATTTATCCTGTAATCATCATGGCACAGGATTTCGGTGGATGTGCGACCCTCGGGGGAGTTGATTCCCTTCGTTCAAAAATTGTACAGCCCCGCCCGAGTGCCTCTGATCCCTTAGGACAGAGGGGATCGATCGGTTGGGACACCTTCTATTCATGCGTCATTCTCCAGGACCTGTACATGTACAGGCTTGAGGTAGCTTGTACCGCATACTAATAGAACAATAACTGAGGCCTCCTAACTACGGGTGAGACCCCCGTAGCAGGGGGTCTTATTCTCTAAAATTTACAAAACAGGAGTTTGAATTATGGATAGTGTATTTACCAAGATCACGAATTCGCCTCAGGTCACAAAGTTCCTCAACGTGAACTTTGACGACATCGACGGTGCAGGCAACTCAGCAACCTTCCTCAGGACTTATTACATTCCTAAAAAGGCAAAGCTGGCACGCTTGCACATTAACATGAACACAGCATTTTCAGGTAACAGCACAGCTCTTACGCTGAAAATTAATCACCCCGCCGGGATTTCACAGTCTGACGGTTCCGCTGTTAATGCCGCTGACGTATTAGCTGCATTTGACCTGGATCAGGTTGCCGCAGGATCTCACAGCTACGCACTTGGCATGACAATGCCTCCGCTAGTTAACGACACATCCACACTGGCAAACTCTAATGTGGACTCCTACTCAACGTCTGGTGAGTATGATGTTGTCCCTGTAACCGCAACAATCGTTGTGGCTACTGGAGTACCTACTGCCGGGGATATGCACATGTGGCTCGAGTATATGTTCGATGCAAACATCGTCTGGAATCAGGACAGCTTAACCTGATGATTAAGGGGCGCTTCGGCGCCCCAAACCTTTAACCATAAATATTTATGTCAATTGGTGGTGGATTAATCCAAGAGGATTTTAACGCAGTCCCTGTTAGGCACTCTGGGTATACCGAGGCTGGAGACCAGTTCATCGTTCTACCAAACGGGATTCGCTTGGCACAAGAGTGGAAGCAAGGTGACTCAGTCCCAGAAGGACATGTGGTCATTAATATTGAGTATGGAGACGACATGACCGACACAGGTCCTGTCCCGGTAACTGTAGGGGATCACAGCCTCTGCATCCCAAGAAATACCGACCGTGTAGTGCCTGTAGAACACATGAATGTGTTAAGCGACGCAGTAGAGACGACCTACTTTCAGAAAGATTTATTGAGCCAGATGATCCCTAAACACACCCGACGGTTTAAGTTCAACGTCGTGAAATGGTCTAAGACCGGGGAAAAGTCAGGAACGACAATTGAGGCTCGAGACGACGCAACCGATAGGCATGAGGTCATTGAACTTGACCAATAATGAATCGAAAGCAGATAAGAGAGCGTGTTGAGACAGCCCTTCAGGATGTTGAGAACAGGCACTGGTCAGACCGTGAACTGAACACGTTCATCGATGATGCACTCGTTGAGTTCACTAGACTGGCCAAACACCCGCAGGCAGAAGGACTTGCCACCAACAAGAGTAGTACGACAGCCATTGGAGAGGCTACGCAGACGGGGACGCTGACCGTAGACGGCAAGACTGCCACGGTCACGTTTTCTGGTGCACACGGCTATTCGGATGATGACGCTGTCCATATCTCTGGAGCAGCTCCCGACGAGTATAACGGCCCCTTTAACATCCTGGCGCCAACAACAACAACTATCACGTTCCAAGTCGACTTTGGGAATGCCGTCACCGATTCTTCCGTGTCGGCTTTCCGCATAGGCCCCACCTTTACCAAGCCCTCTACAATCGAAGAAATCACCTCGGTCAGTATCGACGGCAGGGAGCTGAACATTATGACCGAGTCTCAGCTCAACGCTGCTGCCGCTTCCCGGGGCACAAGACTAAGCCTTCTTGAAAGCTCGATGGGATTCCACCCAAGCCCGTTTACCGTCAACGTCAACACGATCGACAATACGCCCAGGTGGAGAGAGCAGAAGGGTCCTATCGAGGCAATCATCTTCAACAACAAGACCGCAAGCACCTTCCGAATCTACCCGCTTCCAAAAGAGGATAAGGACCTTTACGTTGACAAGGATGCGACGTCGAAAGTCTTTTTGACACTCAAGGTTAGGGGTATTCCCAAGGTTTCAGGGCTGGCAAACGATACGGCAGAACCTGATGTTAGCTCTTACTGGCATGAAGCTATTGTTTTTGGGGCATTAGAAAGGGCGTGGCAGAAAGAAACAAAGGTGCAGAACTTAGAAAAGAGTCAGATGTACCGAGCCAAGTTTGTTGAGCAGGCAATGCAAGCCCAGAAGATGGAAGGCATCACCTCCGGCACCCTTTCCGAAGGTCGGAACCAGGGTGGTTTTGTTGTTAATCGATATATGTAAATAAAAATGTACGGAAAGAAAAAATACCCAAAGCCTAAAAAGTAAGATGCCACAAGGTATGTTGGAAAAAAGGGGCATAACCCGCAAAAAGCGCAGCCCCGCATGGACCAGGAAAGCAGGTAAAAACCCTAAAGGAGGACTGAATGCCAAAGGTCGGGCCAGCTACAAAAGGCAAACTGGTGGGACGTTGAGGCCGCCAGCGCCAAACCCAAAAACAAAAAGGGACAAAGGCAGGCGCAAAAGTTTTTGCGCTCGGATGAAAGGAATGAAAAGCAAATTAACCAGCAGTAAAACCGCCAACGATCCGAATAGTCGGATAAACAAAAGCCTACGGGCTTGGAAGTGCTAGGAGCAACATGCCAGGAAAACACAAAATGTCACCCAAACAAGCAAAAATCGCAAAGGTCGCATCACCAAAAAACAAAATTACAGGAGCAGATTTTAAGAAGATGCGCTCTGGGAAGAAGTGATGGCAAAGCGCGGACTTTACGAAAATATTCACCGAAAGCGAAAAAGAATAGCCCAGGGGAGTGGAGAAAAAATGAGATCGCCGGGGGACAAGGGCGCTCCATCAGCCAAAGACTTTGCCAACAGTGCCAAGACCGCCAAGCCTTACAAGAAGAAAAAGAAAAAAATGGGAATGCTTGAATCTAGGGGGATGTGATGAGGAAAACACCAGATCAGATGGCGAAAGAATTTGGTGACAGGGATTATCACAGTGAAAAAATGCTTTCTGGGAAGGTTGGTAGTGGGAAGTACAATGTGGCGGTAAGCGGTAAAAAAGGTGGAGAGCGATACAGTAAAAGCCTTGTTAAGGATGGGAACAGGCTTCAAAGAACTGTAACAAGCACTAGAAGAACAAAAGGTGGCACATCAGCCACAAAAAGTTATACGTCACAAACAAAAACAAAAAATGGTCACAAAATGAAAGGCTCTATAAGCCAGAAGAGAAAAAGAAAAGTGGGAATGCTTGAGTCGAGAGGAATGTAATGGCCGCAGGGCGATATGACATCACCATTGAGCAGGGTGCGACTTTTAGCCTGCCTATAAGCTACAAGGACAGCACTGGGTCTGTGGTGGACCTTGTTGCAGGGGATGGCTACACCGCAAGGATGATGATCAAGGAGTCTGCTGGAGGCACTGCAATCATAAGCCTGACGAATAGTAGTGGTATCACCTTGGCAGCTTCAGGCAACAATATTGTTATTGAGATCAGCGCAACCGATACCGCCGCAATGGACTTTGATAATGCTGTTTATGATTTAGAGATTATTAGCGGTGCTGA